CAGCAGTATGTGGAATGGATTGCCAATCGTAGAATGAAATCAATTGGACTTAAACCGATCTATGACGTACCCGCAAAGAATAACCCACTCCCCTGGACGGAACATTGGATTTCGTCGAAGGGTCTTCAAGTTGCTCCTCAAGAAACGGAAGTTGAATCTTATATCGTCGGAGGAATCAAACAAGATGTTACCGAAGATACATTTGCAGGGTTCTCCTTGTAAAGGAAATTGTAAGTGCAACTGTGTAAAAACTGAAGATGCACTAGAGATGTATAGAGAAGCAGCAAAATCCGATGCTTTTCTATTTGGTGATTATGATGGTTATGAAGCATATACTAAGGACTCCTAAGGGAGTCCTTTTTTTTATAAATATCCTTATAAAGGGTAATTTAGAATTAAGATGAAATCTTTATCGCAGTCTGATTATGGACTAATTCGAAGTTTATATCAGGATGTTTATGCTCCTGATATTGCAGAAAGTATTTTAGATGAATTTACTGATGAAGATCTTGATGATCTTACAGATGAATATATCGAAGAGCAAGTAATAGAATTCTTCCAAGAGTGCTTGGAAGAAGGATTAGATATTGATATTGTAGAGCAAACGATTTGTGAGTCTGTTGATACCGAGTTAGAAATTCTTACTGAGGTTACAAATCCTGCACAAGTTGCTGCAATGAGAATGAGGGATAAAACCTCTGCAGCATCTGGAGAAGGTCAGAAATCAGACAGAGATGCTGGAGCAGCTGCTAGAGCAAAACTCAAAGTATCTAAGCAAAAAGTTGGAAGTGCTTCTCCCGAAAAGAAAGCATCAAAACTTTCACAAATTAAAGGTGCAGTTAAGAAAGTAGGTCAGGCAGCAAAAGGTGGTATAGGTCTTGCTACAAGAGCAGTAGGAACTGCAGTGAGAGCAGGTAGTGCAGTCAAGAGTGCTGCTAAGAAAGGATATGAGAGAGGAAGACAAGGTTCTGGTGGAGGTTCTTCAAGTTCTTCTTCTGATAGTGGAAGTTCTTCATCATCAGGCACTGGTTCTTCTAGTTCTTCTGACAGTGGAAGTTCTTCATCATCAGGCACTGGACCATCTTCCAGTTCTTCTAGTGGTGGTGGATCGTCTTCTGCGACACCTAAGAAGAGAAAGGATGGTCTTCTGAAGAGAGGACTTAAGAAGGTCGTCAGAGGCATTACAAAAGGTGTTTCTGCTGCTGCTGGTGCAGTTAAGGCAGGTGCTGATTCACTTACAGATAGAGCAAGGAAAGAGGATATGAATTACAACAAAGAACTCGCAACAATCAAAGAACTTTATAGACAAGTTTGTAATCATCAAGAAGAAGAACCTGAGCAACTTGATGAAGCAGATTCACTTGCTGCAATGCAAGCAAGAAGAGAAAAGCGTCTTGCCGCACAAAGAAAACGTGAAGGCACTAACGACAAGGGAAAAGACTTTGGTCATGACTATGTTGCGAAGAGAAGGGAAGATAATATGAAAAAAGAAGAAGTTGAAGAGTATATTGATTTCCTTATTACTGAAGGATATGATTGCTCTGACCTTACCTGGAATGATATGTATGAGGAGTATGAATCTTTAGATGAAGGTTTACGTTCTGCAGTAAAGAGACTTCTTGGTGGGAAAAAGAAAGAAGAACCAGCAAAACCAATGAGTAGAGGTGACGAACTTCGTAAAAAGTATAATGTTGGTCCAGAAAGGTCTGATACTTCTGCTAAAGCTCAAATTCTTAAGAAGACCCGTGCAAAAGCAGAGAGTGATCAAAAAGAATTTGGTGGTTCACGTTATTCTAAAGGTGTTGCAGATAGATCAAAAGCAGCACATGAACGTCAATTGAAAGGTGGTTATAGTAAGTATGGTGCTGATGATGCGAGAGGCAGTGGTAACAAAGCACGCAAACGTGCCGCAGCTTTAACTAAAGAAGAACTCGAAGCAACCGGTCTCTTTACTGTGAAAGAGATTGAAGCACTTGTGGAGTCAGAGAATGTTGATGAGGCAATGAGTTCTTATGATCGCAATCGTAAGAGAGCAGCACAGAGAGCAGCAGATAGAAATGCTGCGAGAGCTGCTGGTAAGACTGGTGTAGTTCCTGGTGTAGGTTATGTAACCCCTAGAAGGGAGAAAGAAACTTATACTGACGAGAAAGGAACCGTCCGTCATAAGTCTGGTGCTAAGAACGAAGAATTTGAGCAACTTGATGAAGTCTCTGATAGAAAAGTTAGAGCAGTGAGAGATGCTCGTGAAAAGCAGTGGAATAAGCAGTTTGGTAAAAATCGTGTTAAAGACCCAACAGATGATATGACTGATAAAGTCGATAAGTTGATTGACCAGAGAAACAAAAGAACTGGGTCTAAAGTGAAAAAGACTACTATGGGTCAGTTAACAGACAAACATAGGAAAGAAGAACTTGAATTAGATGAGAACCGTCGTGCTGCCAGTGCTGCTGGTGGTTACAAAGATGACTCTAAGAAGCAAACTGATCCTTCTAAGGCAGGTTTCACCGGTATTTCTAATAGTATAGCAGATATCATGAAGCAGAACAAAGAGATTGAAGCACGTAAGAAAAAGTGATATAAAACTCACATAATATTCCAAGGGGGCTTGACAAGTCTCCTTTTTTTATGTAGACTAGGTTTGTCCCCGTTAAAGATAAATAATAGCTCATTGAGTTCTATACAATGAGTTATGAGAATTCTTGGATATACAATAATGAACCTTTTGAGTCTGATGCTATTGGGAACTACTTTGGTTTTGTTTACTGTATTACCAATAAGACCACCGGTAGAAAATACCTTGGAAGGAAATACTTTTGGTCATTCAGAACCCCACCAGGAAAAAAGAGAAAAGTAAAACAAGAATCTGATTGGAAGAAATATTATGGTTCTTGTCCTGAGTTGAAGGAAGATATAAAAAGATATGGCAAAGAGTTCTTCAGTAGAGTAATACTAAGTCTTCATGAGAAGAAGGGAGATTGTAACTTTGAGGAGACCAAGCAGTTGTTTCTAAATAATGTGCTATCAGAGGCACTTGACAACGGAGCACCAGCATACTATAATAGCAACATTCTCGGCCGTTACATGCGGAAAGATTATGGAAATTTTGGAAAAGACTCTACAGGTGACTCATGAGTGGGCAGTTGACAGACTGCACATTCTCTGTGACATGAAGACGGATGATGTGCTAAAATCTGTAGAAGATGCTCATGCGATCCAGTCAGAGTTTGCCGAATGGTTAGACCCTAATCTTGAGGATCATGAAATCTACTCACTCGAATATCTTGGAGACAATGATTAAATCACTTTTTGGAATTGGAGTTCTTGCAAGTGTATTTGCAATTCCTTCCCCACCAGAACCTGAACAAGTCAAAGTAACGCAGGAACCAGAACCTCTAGAGGAAATTCTTATTGAAGAAGAGACTTGGAAATGTCCTAGTTGTACACCTAACGAAAAAGTTGTTCTAGCAGCACTACAGGAGCACACAAAGATCTCTGATCGTAATGCTCTTGCTACAATCATGGGAAACATTCAGCAAGAATCTAAATTCATTGCTAATATCTGTGAGGGTGGTGCTCGTGTTACTTATGAAAATTGTTTGAGAGGTGGTTATGGATTAATTCAGTGGACTTCTATCAATCGATATAGAGGACTTGGAAACTTTGCAGTGAAGTATGATTGCAATCCAAGTGAATTAGATTGTCAGGTCCGTTGGATGATTAATGAACCTATCTTCCAAAGAGTTCTTCCACAATTTGAAGGTGGTGGACAAACGGTATCTTATTACATGAGACCCGCATACTACTGGTTAGGGTGGGGTATCAAAGGTAATAGAGAACTTTATGCATATGACTACACTAAGAAAATGGTATGGGCATGATTAAAAAACTTAAATCACTTTTTATTAAAAAAACACCAAAAGTAGAATGTTTGATTGATGACTTGGAAGCACCATTATTTGAATGTGGGTCAGGACATTTTACTCAAGGATATGGTTCTTTTGTAGGGCAGTTTGCTCCTAAGTATTTAAAAGATGATCCCTGGTTTGGTCCGGCAGTTTTATCCGAACCTCAAATGACTGTCAAAGAAGCATATGAACATGCAGTATCTGACAGACAACTCTTACATGAAAATGAGACAGTAGAACCAAAAGATATTCATGAAGTAATATATAATATTGCTACTAGTCATGGGAAAACTACGACGCAACTTGACCCCACTCCACAATTTGGAAGTGGTTCTGAGAACTTTCAGGAAGGTTGGCAATCTGGAACTGGTTGGGAGCAATTTAGATGATTGATGATTGGCGTTATAGTGAACAGAAGTTGAAACTTCGTGAGTCTGCACTTAAAGTTCTTCTCACTAAATATGGTAGTCAACTAAAAGAATCATTGCCCGAATACAGTAATCAATCAATGTATGAATGTACTCATGATTGGGTATCGCAAGGTAATGTAAATACTAATGGCATTATTAAATACTTTGAGGCATATTATAGATGAAAAAACTTTTACTATCTCTTCTCGGATGTGCCGTGCTGACTGGAACAGCATATGCTGGAGATGAAAAAATAACCAGAGGATACAATAGTAATGATTCTTTAGGATGCATGATGTTACGGGAATGCACCGATAATGTTCAAAGAATCTCAAGTATCAAAGATATTCAAGATAATTATCCCAACTCTGATTATTCTGCTGTTGCTACTGAGTTTAATGAGATGTTGGACTCCCTTGATAAAATCGGAGTTATGGTTTTTCTAGGAGATCAGAAATATTTTCCGATAGGTAATCGTGGTGTTTATCATACTGTAAGTAATAACTTTTTTCTGAATGATGCATTTATGGGTAGACAATCTACATTGATGAGTGTGGTTAGACATGAAGGATGGCACGCTGCACAAGATTGTATGGCAGGAACAATTAATAATTCACTGATTGCTATTATTCTTCCTGAGGATGATGTTCCTTCTATTTGGAGAGAAATTGCCGAAAAAACTTATCCAAAATCTGTTGTTCCTTGGGAAGCAGAAGCATCATGGGCAGGAAGAACTGAAAATATGACTGCTGATGTTCTTGCAGCATGTGCTACTGGTAAGATGTGGGAAATTTATGAACCGACTCCTTTGACCCGTAAGTACTTAGTGGAAGAAGGTTACATTACTAAATAATATCATCCTAAACAGATAACCTGCCAAGAAGAGTTTTGTGAAACCTCTTGTGTTATAATGGTGAACTCTTTGTTGGATAACAAAATTTAAGTATGACATCTTTAACTAGAGATATACTAATTAAGACTATCGTTGCTGAAGAAATGAAACTATGCGATAGTTTTGATTATAAAGAACAATTACAAAAAACATATCACAAATGGGAACATGAATCCAGTGATAGATTGTGTCAAAAATTTAATCAAATAGAGAAAACAAGTATCACAGTTGATCTTCTTAAACCATAAATATAAGAACCTGCAGGTTTTTAATGGACGAAGAAGTTAAGAATCGAGAGATAAAAAATAAAAATATTTTTGGTAAACTTAAAAATTCTGTTGATGATAAAGAAGAACAATTAGAAATTTTATCAACTTTTGTTCGACTTGCTATTTTAGTATGGAGTGGTGGAATACTCACACTTGCATATATTAAGTTACCCGTTGCTTTAGGTATTCCCGAACAAAAATTAGATCCGACTTTTATTGCAAGTGTCTTTACTGGAGTTTTAGCAACCTTTGGTGTTCAGGCAGCAAAGAAAGCAGGAGAAAATGGTGGTAATGGAGGTGGAATTAGTAAGGAAGACTTACAGAAATTAATTGATGCCGCTGCACAAACTGCACCTGCTCAAACTATAAGAGTTGAGCAAGGTCCAATTAGAATTGCAAATGGTGAACCACCAATTAAACCTGTACCAATGGATCCTCCTAAACCTCCTTATTCTTTATAATAAATGAATTTAATATTGCGTCCACTTGATAATGTTACCGATCCTGTGTGGTCAGTGATTATATGCGTAATTCTGGCATTAGCACTTGCACTAGTCATGGTGATAAATATACTTCAGATGGCTTTTGCGGAGATGAACGATGGGGCAGATGACGCCACCGAGCAGGAAGAGTTGTTACAACTTTCGAGTGACGGAGATCAATCGTGTTCTTGATGGTGATACTATTGATGTTACTATCGACCTCGGGTTTGATTTATACAAGAAAGAAAGAGTTAGAGTTGCTGGAGTTGATACACCGGAAAAGAGGACGAAAAACTTAGAGGAGAAGGCACTTGGAATCGACGCAACCAACTGGCTCAAAGAGAAATTGGAAAGTACTATTGCTGGTGACGATGAGTTGTCTGTTAGGACTGAACTTGTTGGTGGCGTCGGCAAATATGGCCGTCTTCTTGGTTGGTTATACATTGGGGACGAGTCAGTGTCCCTTAACGAACAAATGATTACCGAAGGATATGCTCATGCGTATGATGGAGGTACTAAAGATATGAATCTTGAAGCACTTCGTGAGATTCGTAGAGCACATGGAACTTTAGTAGAATGATGAGTGGTTTATTTGTATTTGGATTTATAACGTTACTTTGTTATACACTACATATTACATGGCCTATAAAAAAAGGTAAAAATTAAAATGCAAAAATTAGTCAATGTAATCGCATTACTTTCTGGTCTTGTGTCTTTATCAGTTGTTGGTGGTGGTGCTTATCTTTATCTCAATAAGGATGCAATGATTGAGCAGGTAAAGGAACAAGCAACAGAACAAATTACTAAAGCAATTACGGAAGCACTTCCTGGTATGATTAATTCTGCATTACCAGAAATGCCTAGTATGACTGGTAATGTTCTTCCGGAATCTACACAATCAGTTCCTTCGATGACTGGAGGGGCACTGCCTTTCTGAAAACTTTATGAGAATTGTTAAATATATAATAGTAAATGTGAATTCTTATGTCTGTTTCTAATGCAAAGAGAAGAAGGTCTAATGTAAAGAAAAAGACAGATAACGAAAATAGATTTTTTCTTTATGTAATTTTTTATCATCTGTTTACCGGTATTGCTGGAATTTTTAAGAATGATTAATGGAGAATATTCCTAATATTGAAATACGACCAATATCCATAAGTCCGATTAGATCTTTGGATATCCCTAAGTATGTAATTGCACCATCACAATCGATACCAACTGCTGCTCCTGTAACGGTTAATCTTGGTTTTCCTATTGTTAATCTTCCTGGATGTGTGGAATCCAATAAGGAGAATAATCCAAAGAACACTGCTCTACTTCAAGATGATCCAAATGGAACACTGACATTTTGTGATGCTTCATTACCATCTTATAATCCTATAGATTTTAATGCTGAGGATTATCTTCAACGATCAAAAGCACCTGTCCCTCCTTATAAACCTCCGGAGACAGATTTTAAATCGCCCCAAATTAAACCACCTACTATACCTAAAACTGAAATACCTATAATTAAAACTGAAGAAACAGAAGAACCTATAATAGAAGAACCTATTAACATCATAGATTACCTACCATCAACGGATGCAATTATATCAACTACTGTTATTGCTGCTGCTGCGGCAACTAGTGCATTGGTTGCTAGACCATTAGCAAATTTTCTTTTAAAAATTATTAGACCAGTTATGAAGAAAGTAATTAAAAAAGTTTCTACTAAATTTGGTAAGGAAGAAATTTTATTGAGTGTTGAAGAACGTAGAGAAATTCAAAGAGAAAAAACTGAAGCATTAAGAGCAATTAGGAAATTAAGGGGACGTTGATATAACACCACCAAGATCTTCTGCTTTCTTTGATATTGGTGTTGGAATAGAATGTCTATGTTGTGGAATTACTCCACCTGGATTAGTGACTATAATATCTGCACATACTGAATAATATGGAGACTTGGGGTGAAAATAAATTCCCTGTTTTTTAAGTTCTCCGCAATTCTTAAGTCGGGCAATCTCAAAGTCTAATCTTTTATTTGCAATCAATTGTTGTTGCAATTCTATTTGAGTTGCTGCTGCTTGTTTACATTGTTCTTGTAATTTGGCATCTAATGGTTTGGACCAAGTAGCAGAAAATCCAAGACTCAAACTATAATTATCTTTTTGACCTGTTCTTATTGGAACTCGATACAATATATCTCCTGGATTATCTAAAGATCCATCTTCATCAAGGTCTCTTAAATCATATACTGGATCATTATAAAAATCTTCAAAGGGTTTCTGTGCCGATACGGCACCTGTTACATAGGGTGTAAAGTTGAGAGTGGGACCTTGACATTGTATACCTCCACCGTAGGTGTTCGTAATATAAGGTCCCTGAAGGACTTGTATAGCCTGGTTTGTAACGGAACCTGAAGAGTTAGCAACAGGAGCAGCAGTAGCAGAGACACCACCAACAGTTTCAGCATAAGAAGGAGAAGCAAATAATAATGTAATTACTGTGAGAAGATACTTGTAGTTGTTGTAACGCTGTCTAATTCCGTTGTTCTTTGTATAATTGTTTGGTTTGAAATTCCAGGACCTTGATAAGTTTCTGTAAACTGAAATGCCTGTCCTGGTTTTGTTACTCTCCAGTTGGGTTTGTTGTTCAGATTTAGATTTGTCCATGATGAAGTCACCCCATCGATATTATTTGATGTAGAATTAGTTCCTGGTGTTATACTGGAACCATCCATTTGGACATTGGTTCCAGTTACACTATATTGATATCCTGTATTATAATTTATAGAGTTTATAGTTTCACTTACTTTAGTTTTTGTTTCTGTTGTGGATGTTTGGGAACCTTGCGTAAAGTTGGGAACAACTGGAACTGCCCCTACTGGTTGAAGCAGACCATGTAGAATACTTAAAATTAAACCCAATCCAATAGATTCTTTCATTTATCTAACGGTAATTTCAGATACGAATTGTCCTGTTGCACTTGTACCAGCACCACCGGCAGTTAGAGGTCCGATAGTACCTGCAGAATCAATAGAACCTGCAAGAGTTCCTGCGACACCACCGGCAGTTGTAGTGACTTCTCCATAAGCAGGGAGAGAACCTACAACACCTGAAGAAACTGATGTTCCGGAGTTGATCACATTAACGGCATCACCTTGTGTAAATGCTTCTGTGAAGGTGACTGCTGCACCATCGGTTGTTTGTGTGTATGTGCCAGCATTCATTGTTGCTGCAGAGGTGGCACTTGCAGGTGCTGTAAGACCACCAAGAGTTGCTGAAACATTACTACCACTTACGGAGTATGAACTTCCAATTCTTGTTGCTTGTGATGCTGCTGCATCAACAGTCAATTGAACACTTGAAGATAATCTACTTGTAATATCGGCATGTGCCGAAGGTGTCATCAAAAACATCATACCAAAAAAAAGCAGTGATTTTTTCATTTTTCGATGCAATTTGTTTGTAATTATTTAGTTATAAATAATGTGAAATAAAATTTGATTTGAAATGAACGAACAGCAAAATCACCTTTCGCAATTAATCGAACAAAGAGTAGCACTGTCGCAAAAGTTGGAAGGAATCCAAACACAATCCACAAGAACCAGAGATTTAATGTTAAAGACTCAAGGTGCTATTGAGTATTTGGAAGCAACCGGAGTCAAATTGCCGGAACCAGAGATCACCGAAGAAGCAGAAGCAGAAGCAGAAGTATCTGAGACGGAAGTTGTAGAAGAGGGTTGACGGATACTGATTAATCTCTTATAATAAACATGTTGAGATTGCTCATAAAAAAGCAGTATCAACCTTTGAGGGAGACACTTTAATAAGTGTTATAAACTCAAAAGAAAACTTAATGGCATTATGTCCTAATTGCCATTGGGAGTATGATCACAATCTGTGATTACTTTGCCCCGTTAGCTCAGGAGACAGAGCACGAACCTTCTAAGTTTGCGGCCGGGGGTGCGAATCCTCCACGGGGCGTTGGTCCTTATGGACCTTCCTGACTAAACCCACTTGACAAGAACTCAATCTTGTCTTATACTACCTCTTGTGTGGAGGAAGTGTGTCGGGAGAGCAATCTCCCATTTTGCGGAATTAGTTTAGAGGCAAAACTAAAGGTTTCCAACCTTTCGTCACCAGTTCGATTCTGGTATTCCGCTTTCGGGTTATCCGAATATCCCGAAAAATTGATGAGTATAAATACTCCGTTACTTACTGTAACGAATTACAACAGAACCAGTCGAGGTTCTTAACATCTGCGGGTAACCATTCCGCAAGTAAAAAAACGAGGAAAACAAATGTTCAAAACGACTATCGCTGCAGCTGCCGCTGCAATTGCTCTTGCCCCTGCTGCCGCCCTAGCCGGACCCTATGTCAACGTCGAAGCCAATTCTGGTTGGACTGGATCTGATTATGGTGGGACTGCCACAGACCTGCACGTAGGTTACGAAGGTGAACTGGGTGAGTCTGCATCCTACTACGTCCAAGGAGGAGCTACTGTAGTCTCCCCTGATGGTGCTGAAAGTGACACTGTTCCTTCTGGTAAGGCAGGTCTCGGTCTTGCACTGACCGACGCACTGGGTGCATATGGTGAAGTCTCCTTCGTCGGTTCAGGTGACTCTGACATCGACCGTGGTTATGGAACCAAATTGGGTCTTAAGTACTCCTTCTGATCTTCCATATAAAATAAACATCTAGATGTTCGGGGACTCTGACGAGGGTCCCTTTTTTATGCTTTGGTTTATAGGAGGTTAAAATTAGTATAACCCACTCTATATACTGAGGTTTACTTTAAGTCAACTTAACTCTTACTTAAAGACAGATCTGAATGGGTTTGTTATAATAACCAAGTAATCACAAAACAAGAAAAAACAAATGAAAGCATTCGCAGTTGCCCTGCTCGGTCTGGCGATCTCCGCCCCCGCTATAGCAGGTCCATATGTAGAGTCCAAGTCCGAGTTCAAAGGAACTGATGAGGAGTTCGGTAAGCAAGTCCACCAAGGTCGTGTTGGATATGAGTGGAAGACAGGAAACTTTGCTCCATACATCGAAGGTGGTGCTGGAGTATCTGTTCCCGATGGTGGTGAGCAAGAAGGTTTTACTGCTCTTGAAATCGGCAGTAAAGTAAAGATTACTGACAATTTCAGTGCTTATGGTAAGTGGGAAAACATCTTCCAAGAAGATTCTACTCGTGATTGGAAAGTCGAAGTCGGCACTAAGTACAAGTTCTGAGCATTAGATAATGAAACTCAAAGCAATCGCAGCAGCTACAGCAACTATTCCTCTTATGGTTGCCTGTGGTGGATCTAAAGAAACATTTCAAATAAGTGGAGCAGGTGCTACATTCCCTGCTCCACTTTATACAGCATGGTTTCAAACCATGGCAAGTGAAACTGGCAATCAAGTAAACTATCAAGCAGTTGGTAGTGGTGCTGGTGTCCGTCAGTATATGGCTGGTACAGTTGACTTTGGTGCCAGTGATGGTGCTGTAAGTGATAAGAAGCAAGATATCCCCATGATTCATATTCCTATGACTGGTGGTGCTATTGTTCCTGCTTACAATATGCCTGGTTGTGATGTCAAGATGACACAGACACAACTTGCTGATGTATATCTTGGTAAGATTACTAACTGGTCCACCTTCGGGTGTGCTGATGCTAAGATCCTTCCTGTATTCCGTTCTGATGGTAGTGGCACCACAAAAGGTTTCACTAACTCACTATCAGCATTCTCTCCCGAATGGAAAGAGAATGTCGGCACAGGTAAGGCAGTAAAGTGGCCTACTGGTGTTGGTGGTAAAGGTAACTCTGGTGTTGCCGCACAAGTTAAACAAGTTCCTGGTGCCATTGGTTATCTAAACTATGGTTATGTGAATGGTGGTAAGTTTCAACAAGTATCCTTACAAAACAAAGCAGGTAACTATGTAAAAGCAAATGCTGAAACATCTGCAGCAGGTCTATCAAGAATTGTCTTGGACGATCAACTTCGTGGTGCTGATGCTAACCCTGCTGGTGCCAATGCATACCCTATTGTCTCCCTTACTTGGGTCCTAGCATACCCTGAGTCTAAGACTGGGGTGAAAGAAACTCTTCGTTATATGTTGAGTGAGAAATCACAGGCAATGTCTGATAGTCTTGGTTATGTTCCACTCCCTGAGGACCTTCGTCAGAAAGCACTTGCTGCTGTTGACAGTATCGAATAATATAAGTATAGTGGGGGACAATAGTCCCCCTTTTTTTATGAAAAAGAAAATCAAAAAGTCGGAACAAAAAATTGCAGACTGTGATAACATTTATGATATGATTGAGATATTACAGAGTCGTATTGAGGAAATAGAAAATGAACACACGCAATTGATTCGTAAGATGGGAGAACTAAATAGTCGCGTAGACGACTTTTCTACAAATGAAAATTAATCTTTGGTACTCTAAGAGTATGAGTCAATGGAGATGGACTCTCTGTGAAGAATTTAAAAATGGTGTTACGAAAGTAGAGCAACATGCCGGACAACGTGAGAAATTGCGAGATGCAATGAATGATGTTGCTAATACAGTAGAGTATATGTTAGAAGAAAAATTATAAATAACTGAAAACTGAAGACGTATAAAGAATTATACAATGGAAAATATAAAGATTAGGTGTCGTTCCTGTGGAAAGGAATTGGAAGGACACCCGAGTAAGACAGTTTCTTGTGGTTGTTCTAATATGGCAACTATTCGTGGTGATAAGATTTCAGCAATTGACTTATCAAATGTTGTTATGGTAAACTCTTATCAGTCTAAAAATAAAAAAGGAGTTCTTTCACAGGAAGATATTCTGTGGCAGGAACAAAGAAAGCAACGCAAAGTTCGTAAAATGAATTTTGAGACTAGGTAATATTAGGAAATCAAAATAAGTTGACGAATACAAATTAGTAACTATTATAGCTAATATGTATTTCAATCTAAAAACCATGGACGAGCACACCTACAATAACTGGGTGAAAGTCAAAGAAACTTTTGAGTCATCTGGAAATACCGACAATTTCTTTTATCAGAGAGCATGTGTAATTGTTTCTGGTGGTCCGGATCCTATTGATAAAATGATGAAAAATGAACCATCGGATGGATGAAATAAAATCAGAACAATATGTCACTCAAAAAGAGTGTCAGGAGATGATCGACGATGCTATTCGGAGACACAATAGAAACGCAGGTATTATCAGCATGTGTGTGGGGTGGGTTGTCTTATGTTTATTTGCTGAGGGCCTTCTCAGATTGATTGGTGTTATTCCACCATTACTACCATGGTTACAAATTAAGTTATAGGAGAATTTTATGAAAGTAGGAATGATTGGTTTAGGTCGTACTGGTGAAGGTATGTCCCGTCGTATGATTGAAAAAGGGATTGAAGTTTGGGGTTATAGTAGTAGTAGCTATGAGAATGCCTGTGGACAATATGAAGCAGGATACATTAGTGGTGTTACTACTTCATTAGAGTATCTTGTCCAAGCAGTTAAATCTGATGGTCTTAGATATACTAGTGCCGGAAAAGTTCCTGGTATCTTTCAAATCACACTCCCAGAGCAAAAGGCAGAAGACACACTTGATGAGTTACTACCTTTACTTGAGGAGGGTGATATCATCATTGATCACAGTACCACAGACATAAGAAAATGTCAGGAACTGGAACTGTACTGTTCTAAGTTAGGTATCTTATATATTTTCTCTGGGGTATATGGAGCACATGTTGCTATTGATGCTTGCGCTAAAATTTTTCAATCCTTATCACCAGGAAATATAAAATGACCTTAGCACATGTCTTACTTTGGGGAACACTACCCTTTTTATGTGCCACCATTTATTTCGGGCACAGAAAAGGTGAAAATGTCTACTATGAAAGTGACAAATATGACGGAAATGGAACAGCGCATTAAAATGAGACATGCGTTTGCCATGTCTTCATTTTCTAGAATGTTTTCTCCAAATAAAATTACACATGAGATGAGAACACTTTGTATTGACTGGTCTGAAAATATTGATGAAATTCCACCTGCTAAAGACTTATATCAAGTTGATCGTTACTTTTTAGAACTATGGAAAACATGGTCATTGCCTTCATAGTATTTTATTCTTTATTCGGTTTATTTCTTTTTATCCTTTCAATTTTACAAGAGTAATGTTACATTTTGCTAGGTTCTGCGGAACAGTATTAAACAATCCATGGGGTTGTGGATTTTTGGCATGGTGTCTTGTGTTTGTTCCTGTCGTAGGAATGTGGGCAGTCCACAAATATAACTGGCAGCACTGGGCACCATTTGACAGAGAGCACTATAGGTAGTATAATATATGAGTTGAGAAATCAACTGCGGTGCTCCCCTTCAGTAGGTTCAGGAGTAGCGGCGATAGGAACCTACTTTATTTGACTACATAATTACAACACCTTATAATACACAGGTAATCAAAACGGACAATGGCACTGACTGAAAAATTCAAGACCAAAGATTTGGATATTCTTCGTAATGCTGCAAAGGGTGAAATCTTTTTAGATGTAAAAAATCCAAAACTCTTTAAAAAAGTTCGTAAATATTATGAATCTAATGGGGTCGTATTTTCTGGAGATCCTCTTGATGATTATGAAATCATGATGGACTATCTTTATTCTGATTTACAAATTTCTGTTGAGATTGTCTGATGAATGTTGTACAAAAACCAATCGTTCTTCTTGAACGATCTCCTTATCGTTATATCCAAGTTGGCACTTTGGAAATCAATGGTAAACCGGATTGTCGTATTCAAAAAGCAGATTCATATACCGGTCGTTATCGTGATATGTATCTCTGTGATAATGAATTGCAACTGATGACTGCTATGGAGGATTATGAATATACCAAATGGTTAGATCCAGATGGTATTCCTTGTTATGTTAGAGACTCGGTATCGTCTGAAAACTAGACCTGGTGGAGTCATATGACCCTCTTATGAGTTTACGGCATCTCTCAAATGCCGTTGGTGCGGGTGGGTTACTACCGTCCAGTTTCTTGCTTCTGGTCAAAGAGTAAGTGGCGTGCATGGCAAGACCTTATAAGGAGAGTTGCATAAACTCTCCTTTTTTGGTATAATATTATAATGATACTATAGTATATGAAAGTTGCTTTAATAACAGGAATTACTGGGCAAGATGGTTCATACTTAGCAGAACTTCTCCTTGAAAAAGGTTATGAAGTTCATGGTATTGTTCGTCGTGCTTCTTTGATCAATACTCATCGCATTAATCACATTTATGAACAAATTAATCTTCACTATGGAGATCTGACTGACTCCACTAATCTTGTAAGAGTTATTCAGCAGGTTCAACCAGATGAGATTTATAATCTGGGAGCACAAAGTCATGTAAAGGTATCGTTTGAGATGCCTGAGTATACGGGTCAGACAGATGCTATAGGCACCCTGAGAGTGCTTGAGGCAGTCCGTTTGCTTGGTATGGAGAATAGGGTTCGTATTTATCAGGCATCCACCAGTGAACTCTATGGTTTAGTACAAGAAACTCCGCAGACTGAAACTACACCTTTCTATCCACGTTCTCCTTATGGTGTTGCAAAACTCTATGGGTACTGGATAGTAAAGAACTATCGTGAATCATACGGAATGTATGCCTGTAGTGGTATTCTTTTTAATCATGAGTCTCCAAGACGTGGTGAGACCTTTGTAACTCGTAAGATTACAATGGGTCTCAAAGCAATCTCTGAAGGAAAGCAGGAGTGTTTATATCTGGGCAATCTTGATGCACTTCGTGATTGGGGACATGCTACAGATTATGTTGAAGCAATGTGGTTAATGCTTCAACAAGAAGAACCCGAAGACTTTGTGATTGCTACTGGTAAACAATATTCAGTTCGTCAGTTTGTTGAGGAATCTGCACCTTATTTTGGTATGAATATCCGATGGGAAGGTTCTGGTCTTGAGGAAGTTGGTATTGATTCTGATGGTAAAACGGTTATCAGAATTGACTCTAAATATTTCCGTCCTGCTGAAGTAGAGACCTTATTAGGTGATGCCTCTAAGGCAAAGAAAAAATTGGGTTGGGAACCTAAAACTTCTTTTAAACAATTGGTTGAGGACATGTGTAATCATGAATGCTGATAGTAAAATTTACGTTGCTGGTAACACTGGATTAGTGGGATCAGCAATTGTTCGTATGCTTCATATGAAGGGTTATACGAATATTATTTCTTCACCTTCTTCTCATTGGGACTTGAGAAGACAAGAAGATGTTGAGAGGTTTTTTGAAATCAATGAACCTGAATATGTTTATCTTGCAGCTGCAAAGGTTGGTGGTATTGGTGCAAATAAAGATTATCCTGGACACTTCATTTATGATAATCTGATGATTCAGTCGAACATCATTCATACTGCATATAAGTTTGGTGTTAAAAAACTTCTGTTCCTTGGTTCTTCCTGCATCTATCCAAAGATGTGCGAACAACCAATCAAAGAAGAATACCTGATGACAGGTCCTTTGGAACCAACTAATGATGCTTATGCTATTGCTAAGATTGCTGGTATTAAGATGTGTCAGGCATATCGTCAACAGTATGGATTCAATGCTATCTCGTTAATGCCTACAAATCTATATGGTCCTAATGATAACTTTGATTTAGAGTCATCTCATGTTCTTCCTGCGATGATTGCAAAGTATCATCATGCAAAGACTGAAGGATATACTATTGATATGGGTGGTCCCTGGTGGCCAGATGTAAAACTTTGGGGTGACGGTTCGGCACGGAGAGAGTTTCTTCACGTTGATGACCTTGCCGAAGCATGTTATACTTGTATGAAATATTATGATTCTTCAGAACCAATTAATGTTGGAACAGGAGAAGACATTACTATCAAGGAACTTGCAGGTATTGTTTCTGATGTGGTTGGGTATCCAGGTCAAACAACATGGGATACTTCAAAACCTAATGGAACTTCACGTAAAGTTCTTAATGTGGACAAGATAAAGTCTCTTGGTTGGGAACCAAAGATTGATTTGAAAGAAGGTATTAAATCAACTTACGAATGGTATAAAGATCAATGAAATTTCTTACATTTTTAAATTCTGGATGTCATGATATTTGTTTGAATATGTTAAGGTCTGCTGAAAAAGTGGGCATTGATATGGATGACTTTATTATTGCATGTATGGATGAAGACGTTTATAAGTCTTTTATTCTTGAAGGTTATAAAGGTGCTTTTCTTTATATGGATAGTAACTTAAAAGAATATCAGGATTGGACTTTTGATAGTAATAGTGGATTTAGAAATGTGGTTCGTCACAAGTGGAAGATCATTAATCAGGTCCACAAAGAACATCCTAATCTGATGTGGGTTGACACTGACATTGTATTCAAAGAAAATCCTGTTGAGATTCTGACCGGTCATGAAGAAGTATTATTTCAAACTGATGCTCCTGGGTCTACAATCTGCACTGGCTTTATGGTATTTAATGAGACTCCCGAGTGCCGTCAGTTAGTAGAAGAATGTGGTGCAGATGATTCTGATGATGATCAACTAATCATGAATCGCATTGCACTTACAAAATATAATGATAATATAGCATTATTATCTGAGGATCTATTTCCTAATGGTAATGTGTATTATCAGCAAGGCAAAAAAGAAAATGCAATGATTGTTCACAATAATTGGATGGTCGGTGTAGAAACCAAAATCAATAAGTTTAAGGAGGAAGGACTGTGGTTTATTTGAAAGAAGATTATCTGAGACCAAAGTCTCTTACACCAACATATCCTCCCTATCATCAAGGAGAATATCTAGAGGAATATTTTTACAGTCATTATCAACAATTAGAAGATAAACCAGAAAGAGAATATATTGATATCTTCTGGTCAAATATTTTTTGTAATAAGATTTGGGCAGGACAACCATATCCTGATCTGCAAAATCTTATGTATGACACACTAAGTGCAGATGGATCTTACTTTACTATTTGTCAACAAGACGATGGACCCTTTGAAGATTTTCCTGAGGATACTATGATCTTCTGTGCCGGTGGTAATCGTAAGAAAGGAAATGTAATTCCCATTCCATTGGTATGTTCTTCTATTCCGGAAACTCCTAAACAAGAGCAAAAATACTTTGCTTCCTTTATTGGATCCAATACTTATTGGGTGAGAACCGATATGATGAAAGCATTCCGTGGAAAGGATGACTGTCTCGTCAAAGCAGGAAACTGGGATATTAATGTTGGAGAAGAAAAACTGAATAACTTCCTTGATGTTATGTCTGCTTCTAAATTCTCTCTATGTCCTAGAGGATATGGAACGACAAGTTTCAGACTCTATGAGTCCTTCCAATTGAATACCGTTCCTGTTTATATTTCTGATGACCATGCACTTCCTTGGTCTGACGAATTGGATTGGGAAGAATTTTGTGTTATAATTGATGATGATAATATTGGAAATACTTACGATATTTTGAAAGGTATTTCTGATGATACATACAATGAGATGTTGAAGAAAGGTAAAGAACTTTATCAGGATTACTTTTCACTTCAAGGTGTCTTTGAGAACATTATTAAAAGAGTGTAATGAATAAAATCTTTGTTTGTCATCATTCACCACTGACACATAGAAAAGAATATTTGATTAATTTCTTTTCATCTAAAAATATTGAAGTGGAGTGGGTTGAAAATTTCTCTCCAGAAGAAATTGTTGAAACTTATGATGAAGTGATAGGGACGAAAGATTTAATCATTAATCCTAATGTTCCTGGTGTTCAGCAGAATCAATATACGTTGTATGAAAATGCTGGTAAAAGAGTTTCTATCCCTGAACTTTCATTATATTTGAAACATCAATATTGTTTTGAACAACAGATTGAAAATGAATATGAAACAATAGTTATTTTGGAAGATGATATTATGCTTCCGGATAACTTTGAAGAATATTTAAATGTTTGTTGTGAAGAGTTTGATAATTATAACCCAAAATTAGATTGTGTAATGTTGGGTAGTTGTTTTGGTTTTACATCTCCATATATTAAAGAGAATAGACTTATTCATTATGGGGAAAATCAATTGACAAGATGTACTCATGCAATGATGTTTTCTTTAGATGCTACTAAGAAGATAATACAAAACCTTTATCCAATAAACTGGCCAATAGATTTTAAATTAAATGAAATTATTATTAAAGAAAATTTGAAAGTTGGTTGGACAGAACCATCACTGCAACAAGCATCTCACTTAAATTTAGATAGATCCTTTATTCAATCATGAAAATAACATTCTCTGACTTCTGGCAGTATCCAAAAGCATTTGATCCAAATAACAATTTCTTTATTCACATCATTCGTGATTTGTTTGAGGATGTTGAGGTTGTAGAACCCGAAGATGCTGATGTAATGTTCTTCAGTTTGTTTGGGAATGAGAATGGTAGATATAAAGATTGTAAAAAAATATTTTTTACGGGTGAAAATGTAAGACCCAATTTTAAGAGGTGTGATTACTCTTTAACTTTTGATGCTGATGAGCATGAGGGTAAAAATTTTAGACTTCCTTTGTGGTATCTTTACATTGATTGGTTTGAAGTCAATAGTTATGATAATCCTGATTGGTTGATTCCAGAATCATATCTATACAATCATAATGAATTTACACAAAAGAAGAAAGACAAATTTTGTTCCATAGTTTATGGTAAACAAATTGAATCTAGAATTAATGCAATTCAAAATATATCCTCTAACTACAAACAGGTAGATGTTTTTGGGAAAGCAAATCCGAATTACTATTTGCCAGACGGTGAAAAATATAAGTTAGATTTGATTTCTAATTATAAGTTTTCATTGTGTTATGAGAACTCTGTAACTCCTGGATATCATACGGAGAAGTTACTCCACGGAAAAGTTGCAGGAAATATTCCAATTTATTATGGAGATAAAAGTATAGGTGAAGATTTTAATCCAGATTGTTTTATTAATGCAGTTGATATGTCTGATGAAGAATTGATTCAAAAAATCATTGAATTAGATCAATCAGATAATTTGTATAATAAAATGGCAAAAGAACCAATCTTTACCGAGAAAGTATCCCTGGATAATATCAAAGACTTTTTGTTTAAATCTTTATCATGAATATTCATTTAGTTTCTTTTGGTGCACCATTTCATAGTTTTTCTAGAGCACACTCTAGAGTGTTACAGAATGCTGAAAATTTTGGTGTTTTTTCTAGCATAAATTTATTTTCGGAAAGGGATATATTTAATTTTTGTCCGGAGATAATTCCCTATAAAAAGTTTTTATCCTCAACCAGAGGTTATGGGTATTGGATGTGGAAGTCTTTTTTGGTTTCTAGAATGATGGAGTTGTCTTCTGATGATGATTTAATATGCTATGCTGATATTGGATGCACATTTAATGACGCAGGTATTGCAAGGTTTGGAGAATACTGTGCTTTAACTTCAGAATATGGTTCTTTATGTTTTGACCTGGGACATTTAGAACGGGCATATACTAAAATGGATACCTATAAGAAAATATTTCCAGAAACTCTTGATCATTTAAATACAGGACAAAGATGTGCAACTACCTTTCTCCTTAAGAATACTCAAGACAATAGAAATATTTTTGAGGAAATAAAAAAAATATCTGTAGAAAATAATCATTTTTATATTACTGATGTTCCATCACAAGAACAGAACCACGAAGAGTTTAAAGAACATAGGCACGATCAATCAGTTTTTTCACTCATGAGTAAGAAGTATAAATTCTATTGTATTCCTGATGAAACATATTGGGCACCTAACTGGAATGTTAAAGGTAAGGATTATCCAGTATGGGCTACTAGAAATAAATTTTGAAATCTAAAATGAGAACAGCACTACTACTTTGTGGACAAATGAGAACCTTTGATCATCCAAAGGTTCTAGAGCACACTAATAGATTGAGTGAAAAATTTAACTGTGATGTCTTCATATCTACATGGAAAAATCGTGGTGTTTCTATGTGGAGTGTTAGATCTCAGAATCCTGAGTTATACAAAGATGACGTTGATGATGTCATAACCACCAGTGATATTGAAAAGTTTGTAAATGTAAAGGACTATGTGATATCAGATTATGATGAGTATCTTGATAATCTTTGCTCCGATGAAATAAAATCTTTATTGCATAGATGGTATAATAATAAAGAGTATGGTTTGGTGGCAAGCAGTAGTCCAGAATTCTATACAATGCATCTTGCTGCTCAGATGAAGAGAAAATATGAAAGTGATAATTCATTTACATATGATGCTGTAATAAGAAGTCGTCCTGACTTTTTACATTTACATACTGATATTGAAGAATATTTTGATGATTTGGAGAATGTGTGTTATCATATTAACACTGGAAAAACATATTCTCCCAATAGAATTTACTCTATGTTCTTGTTGGGAAATTCCAAAACAATGGATATTCTTTGTAATTGTTGGGAAGATTATGGCAAACTAGCAGAAACAAATCATTCTATTAACTATGGTAAATATGATGCATGTAGAATGATGTATGCACAATGTATTGAGAATGATATTAGAATTCAAAGTTTTGATAAAGTTCTTGGAGATTGTTTCAGACTTGAAAATTATAGTGATTATGAATTTTTTAAAAACTGGTACTCATAGATGACTGAAAGAAACATTTGTATTTTAGATAATAAAGCATCCGTAAAAAAAATATATACTTTGGAAAGTTTCCCTGTCTTTATGGGATGTGTTGATACACCTATAGAAGATGATATCTTTTTTGATCAGGACTGGGGTGTTTCTGATAACGGATTGATTCAATTGAAAACTTTAATCGATCCAAATATTTTGTATGAAAATTCTCATACTCCCGGTAGTGTTGGAAAGATATGGCAACAACATCATAAAAGATTCTTTGAATTTATCATTAAAAACTCTGATAATATTGATAGGTATCTTGAAATAGGGGGAGCATCTGGAAGTCTATGGAAAAACTTTTCCACTTTAGATTCTGAATTTAGTTATGAAATCATTGAGCCATCACATCAAGAGTCTTCTGATTCTAGGTTAAAATATATTAGAGGATTTTATGAAACGCAATCTTTTAGTAAAAAATATAAATGTATTATTCATTCTCATGTTTTTGAACATGCATATAATCCTATAGATTTTCTTAAAAAAATATTTGAAGATCTTGCAGATGATGGTGTTCAGTTTATATCAATACCAAATATGAGACATTGGTTGAAACAAGGGTATACGAATACGATAAATTTTGAGCATACTTATTATCTTGATGAGTTTGTTTTGGAGCACGTATTATCAAAAGCAGGATTTTCTATTGACAAGAAAGTAGTCGATAAACATTCTATCTTTGTAAAGGCAATTAAATGTAGTGATATTGTTGATGTTGATGTAAATTTTGAATATTCTAGAGACTTGTTTTTAGATTACATCTATAAGTTAGAGAGTGATGTGTCCAATATACTTAATAATATAGAAGGTAATGCTTATCTTTTTGGTGCTCATGTTTTCTCTCAAACCCTTTTGAATTTTGGAATAGATGAAAGTATAATCGTATCCGTATTAGATAATGATATAAAAAAGCAAGGTAAAAGATTATACGGAACTAATTTAAAAATACAATCACCTGAGGTTCTTGGTGATATGAATAATCCAACTGTGATACTTCGTGCAGGAGTGTATACTGAAGAAATAAAAACTCAAATATTAAATATAAATTCAACAACACAATTTGTATGAGAATAGCTTTACTTATAATTGGCAGGTTAGATAGTTTTGTAAAAGATTATGATTCTTTAAAAGAGATAGTTCTTGATAAGTTATCTCCCGATATTTTTTTCTCAGGACATCCAAACAAGAGTGGAATCGATTATTGTAATCAAAAAATTAAAGAACTTTGGAATCCTAAGAAATATCTTCTTAGAGAATATACTGATGAAATTAGAAAAGAAGTTCATCCAGATGATAGTAAATTTGATAGAAGAAAACGAGCAGAAGCAACACCGCATACATGGTTATCTGGAATGTATAATTTAAAAAAGTCGAATGAATTTAAAATGGAGTATGAGAAAGAAAATAATTTTACTTATGATCTATGCTTAAAGGCCAGAGCTGATGCTTTGTGGCATACTTTTATAAAAGAAAAGGAGTTGGAAAGAGCAAGGATTGATGATAATATTTTAATTCCAACTGCTTGGGATTTTAAATCTGTAAACAAGTTTGGAGTGTCTGATACTTCTGCTTTGTGTAATTCTGAGACTATGAATAAGTATTCATCTCTCATTGATTGTGTTGATCAATATTTCGATGAGGGGAATGCTTTCCATCCAGAAACATATAATGGAATTCATATAGATAGAATGGGATTAACAAGAATACCGGTTAATGGTGGAATAGATCCCTTTACAAATCAACCTAATAAGTCTGGTTGGTTTGTAATAGACCCTGACAGACGTTCTTGGTAAATTATGAAAGTTGCTATTTGTTTTTTTGGATATCCTAGATATTATGATCTATGGAAAAATAAATTTGAAAATTTTTATGATGAATGTGAAGTAGATTACTATGCCCATTTTTGGGAAGAATCAAAATTGGATAAAAAGAAATTGCTTGCTGAGTTTGACTTTAAGGATGTAATTATAGAAAAGCAAAGGGAAGATTTTTCTGACATACCAGAACAAACAGATCTTTCTAAGATAACAAAAAGTGCATTTCAAACACTTTCTCCACTGTACTCATTGAAAAGGGTTGGTGAAATTATACAAAAATTTAATGAGGAATATGATTTTGTTATTGTAACAAGAACGGATGTAGGGTGTATTTGTGATGAGTCAATAAAAGATTATGAGATGAATAAGGATGAACTTTATTTTTCATATGTTAGGGGTGACGAATGGTTAAACACACATCTTGATGCCAAATGGTTTTGTGCTTCAGCAGATAAAATTTTAAAGATCTGTGAAATATACGACAACTTGACAAATTACTTACAAGGTGATAAGATACCTTTGTGCCATCATAGATTATTTTTTCATAGTCTGAGAGAATATCGTGAAAAAATGAATATGGTATGTGTAAATCCATCTGCCGTAAACGGTGGTTGGGTCTTTTTAAGAAACAGAACGACTTCAGAAATTTAATTACTACTTCAACATGAATATTTTATTTCCAATTGCTGGTCTTGGGACTAGGTTTAAAAATAATGGATATATCGATTCCAAACCATTTGTAAATTTTAAAGGCAAATCCTTGATCGAGTGGTCTCTTTCTTCTTTAAAGATTGCTGGCAAGTACTTTGTCATCGTTAATGGATTAGAAAAAGAATATATTGATATTATTAATAACATTAAAGAAAAGTATTATCTTAATTTAGAAATTGTTGACATTGGAAAGTCCACACTCGGTCAAGCAGAAACTTGTTTGTTGGGGATTAAGAAAGCAAATATCAATACTTCCGAACCATTAATCATAACTAATTGTGATCAATATACTCCTTGGAACTCTAACAAGTTTTTAAGTTTTATTAGAAACAATGATCCTGATGGAGTTGTAAGTACATACGATCATCCAAACATTGAGGTAGGATCTGATAGTCCTTATAGTCATATTGAACTTGATGAAAATGGTTATGCAACTCGTCTTGCTGAAAAGATTGCCATATCTCCTTTAGCACTTAATGGCATATTCTATTGGAAAGAGGGAAAATCTTTTATCCAAAGTGCCGAACAATTAATGTCTGATGATACTGATGCTGGATGGTCAACTGGTAAAATGTCCTGTGTTAAAGAAAAGTATGTATCTCTTACTTATAATTACCTAATTTCTGAAGGTAAAAAAATTATGAATTATCATATGGAAGGTGATGAGTTTGTCTCTCTCGGTAGTCCTAACGATATCATGCTTCATATTAAACGTCAGAATGTAATGCAGGCAGTTGAAGATCTTCGTAATGGTAAACCCATTGTTATGGTCGATGATTATGATCGTGAATTTGAAGGTGATATTGTTCTTGCAGCAGAAAAAGCAACGGCAGAGAATCTTCTCTTCGCAATGCGTCATGCAAGAGGTTTGATGTGCCTTCCTTGCACACAAGAGAAACTGGATCAGTTTGGTATTCCTATGATGAACTCTAACGGGTGTGATGAGTTTGGAACTCCTTTTGCTACTAGTATTGATGCTGTTGAGGGAGCTACAACTGGTATGTCTGTTAATGATCGTGTAGCAACTATCTCTACTTTCTTATCAGATTCTTCTGAACCAAAATCCCTTGCTCAACCAGGACACCTGTTCCCTCTTCGTGCCCGTCCAGGACTTCTTAGTGAGAGACGTGGACATACTGAAGGTTGTGTAGAGATTCTGAAACTTGCTGATATGAAGCAAGTTGGAGTAATCATTGAGATTATGGATGAGTATGGTAAAATGATCAAAGGAGACAATCTGAAACAATTTGCTGATATCTACAATCTTACATTTGTCTCTATTGAGGAACTTCATGATGAAGTTTACAATAAAAATTCTGTAGGTAGTGTTCCATTGTCTGTTGTTGATGAAGAAACACTTGAGTCTATGGCAAAGATTTAATGGAATTTACGACTAGAGCATATAATAGTTTTACTCTAAATCCTCAAACCAAAGCTAGTGTTATTAAGACGAGTGAAGAAGATAGATTGAAGGGAGAAGCAAACTACTATTTGGATCTTCCTAAAGATTTAAAAGTATTCTTCCCAAGACTAATTGATTGCAACTTACAATCTCCATACTCTTTAGAGTTAGAATATTATGCTTATAATAATCTTGGAAATGTAATGGTATCATCAGACTATGATGATATTTTTTGGGAAAATGCATTTGATTTTCTTTTGGGATATATTAATTGTTATAAAAATTCTAAATCAATTGATGCCAATCGTAGAGATTCTCTGTTGATGTTTATTGATAAGACAGAGAAAGAGTATGTCAATCTGATGTATAACTTCGATTTCTTTCAAAACTTATTGAAAGAAGAAGAATTTCTTTTGAATGGAAAGATACTTAAATCCTTTGATACTATATGGGGAGAGATAAAAAAATTTATTGAGACAAAATTAATCGAAGATAAATTTTATTTTATTCATGGTGACCTCTGCTTTAGTAATATTTTGTATGGAGTAAATTCTATTACAAATGATCTAATTCTTAAGATGATTGATCCTAGAGGTATGTTTGGTGAAACCAAATATTATGGTGATCCTTATTACGATCTGGCAAAAATTTCTCACTCTTGTAATGGTGGGTATGAGTATTTCATTTATGATAAGTTTAATATAAATGTAATAGATAATCAGTTCGATTTAAAGTTTGAAAACGAATCTAGTAAACAAAATATTAATAATAAGTTTGTAGATTTGGTCAATAGATTTGGTTTTGATTATAAGAAAATAAGATTGATTGAGGGATGTATATTTATTGGTATGTGTGCTAGACATTATGATAGTCTAGAAAGACAGAAGGCAATGTTTATTACTGGACTGAATATTTTGAATGAAATCTATGAGACACTATAAATTTTGTTTTGATCTTGACGGAACTCTCTGCCATATAAGAAAGGAAGGTGAACATTATAGTGATGTAAAACCAATTCCTGGAGCAATAGAGACTCTTCAAAAACTAAAAGCAGAAGGTCATTACATTATTATAATGACTGCTAGGAACATGGTTACTCATAATAATAACTTGGGTAAAATTATTGCCAAGCAATCACCTATTGTGGTAGAATGGCTAGATAAACACGGTATTCCTTATGATGAACTTCATTTTGGAAAACCAGTTGCAGATTTTTATGTTGACGACAAAGCAGTCAGACTAGAAAACTGGAAAACTTTTAACGAAACTTTAAAACAATTATGAGAGACTTTTTCTTTGATACTGCTAATGTAGATTTCATAAAATCTACTATGGATAAGTATGGATCCGATATTAATCCAAAATTCGTTCGTGGTGTGACTACAAACCCAAATGCCTTTAGTAAGGTAGATAAGTATCACCTAGATGAATGGTTGGATCATGCGGTAGTCATGGGCAAATTGGTTGCAGATATCCGTGGAGATAATGAAGGTGAGATTCATATTCAAGCACCTTATTCTCATCTTGATCCTGAAGTAATTCTTGAGTATGCTAAGATTATTACTAATGCAACTCAAGGAACTTGTAAGGTTGGTATGAAAATTCCTCCCTATCAAAAAGCTTTAGAATATGTTGATCAATTTAATGAATATGTAATCACTAATGTTACTGGTCTTGCAGATTCTTCAACTGCACTAAAGTGTTGTACTTATGACGTTGGATATATCAGCATCATTCCTGGTCGCATGGAAGAGGTTGGAATTGATGCACAATCTGCTATTGCTTTTGTGAATCAGTGTAACTTTGGAAATACTGAAATCATCACTGGTAGTCAAAGAACTACCGAACAGATCATTTATTCTTTCTATCTTGATACTGTTCCTACCATTGGTGAGAAGTGCTGGGCAGACATTTTCCAAGGAGATAACTTCCAACGCATTCTTAATATGGAGTATGGTTACGAATCAGTTGGTCCTTTTAGTCCAACTATCTCTGATGATAATATTAATCTATCTCTTGCTTTCTTTGAACAGATGAATAAACTCGGAGATACTGCCCGTAAAGATTTGGAACAAAAAATTTCCCAATGAAGATAGCTTTTCATGATAATGCCCTCTCTTTGAGGGGGACTACTGTAGCAATTTATGATTGGGCATATTGGACTAGACACTATCTTGGTCTTGATCCAATTATCATGTATGATAATAAAAATAAATTTAATGATGTAGGAGTTATTGAAAAATTTTCAAAAGAGTTTTCTGTTTTTTCATATAATGATAAGTCTGAAATAGATAAGATTCTATCTCAAAATAAATGTGATGCTTTCCTTATGGAGAAGGGTGGTAAACCGGACGGAATTATTTCTACAGTAGCAAAGAATTTGGTCAATGCTATTTCGGTATGTTCTGTCTCCGATATTCATGGTGATGTATATGCCATGGGATCAAAGTGGTTATCAAAGATAACTGATTATCAGATTCCATATGTACCATATATGGTACATCTTCCGGATGTTGAGGAAGATATGAGAGAAGAACTATCTATCCCTAAAGACTCTTTGGTTTTCGGTAGAAATGGTGGATGGGAAACTTTTGATTTGCCTTTTGTAAAGCAGGCAATAAAACAAGTATTGGATGAAAGATCTGATGTCTGGTTTATTTTTCAGTTCACTGAACCTTTTATTGAACATGAGAGAGTGATCTACTTACCTGGAACTTCTGATATGAATATTAAGGTGAGGTTTATTAATACTTGTGATGCTATGCTTCATGCTAGGCATGTTGGTGAATCGTTTGGACTTTCCTGTGCAGAGTTTTCAATTAGAAATAAACCTATCATTACTTATGAAAAATCGCCGGAAAGAAATCATATAGATACACTTGGAGAAAAGGGGATATACTTTGAAACTGAATCTGATATTTTACATATTCTGAAAAATTTAGACAAGGTGGAAATAAATTCTTTGCAATGGAATTGTTATCAAGACTACACTCCAGAAAAAGTTTGCCAAAAATTTAAGGAAATTTATTTGAATTGATATGAAATCATTAGTAACAGGGGGAGCAGGATTCATTGGATCTCACATTGTAGATAAACTTCTTGAGATGGGTCATGAAGTTGTTTGTTATGATAATGAGAGTGCAGAATCTAATGAAGATTTTTATAGAAATCCTAAGGCTTACAATATAAAAGGTGATATTAGAGACTATAAGTTATTGAAAAACTCAATGACTAATATCGATTATGTGTTTCATCTTGCTGCCGAGTCTAGAATTCAACCTGCTATTTTGAATCCTATTGAGGCAGTCAGTGTGAACTGTGTAGGCACGGTTACTGTTCTTCAGTGTGCCCGTGAGGCAGGTGTAAAGAAAGTAATCTATTCTTCTACTTCATCTGGTTATGGATTCAATGAACCTCCCAATGATGAACTTCAGAGTGATGATTGTCTGAATCCTTATTCAGTATCTAAAGTTACTGGTGAAAAACTTTGTAAGATGTATACTAACTTGTTTGGATTGAAAACAGTTTTTCTCAGATACTTCAATGTATATGGAGAAAGGCAACCTCTGAAGGGTCAATATGCCCCTGTAATAGGCATCTTCTTACGTCAACGTGCAGGTAAAGAATCTCTTACAATCGTTGGGGATGGAGAGCAACGTAGAGATTTTACGCATGTTTCTGATGTTGTGTCTGCTAATATTTTGGCAGCAACAAAAGAAGTTCATGATATGAATTATGGACAGTTATATAACGTTGGTAATGGAGTAAATTATTCCATCAATGAAATTGCCGATGCCATTTCTAGTAATCAAATAAACATTCCACCAAGAATTGGAGAGTCAAGAGTAACTCTTGCGAATAATAATAAATTAAAAAGAACCTTTGAGTGGGAACCAAAAGTAAACTTAATGGATTGGATTTCTGATCAATGAATCTTATTATAGAATATTTTAACTCTCGTAATCATATGAGAAACGGAGAGTATCTTTATTGTCTCCATCAAAATCTTGCCAATGATTTGATTGATAAGGTTTATATTTTTATGGAAGGTGATTCGGAACTAAACTTCGATTCTCCTAAAATTCATAGAATAGTGAGAAAAAATAGACCAACTTATAAAGATCTTTTTGATTTTTGTAATCAAGAGTTGGAAGATCAAATCTGTATAGTTGCAAATGCAGATATTATTTTTGATGATACTCTTCGATTCTTCAAGAGTCTTAATATGGAAAAACAATTTTATGCATTGAGTCGATGGGAAATATCTACTACAGATGGTAAGAACTGGGAAGTTGAACCATATGATAATTCAGCATCACAAGACTCTTGGATTTTTAAAACTCCAATACCAACATGTAATGCTATGAATTATACGATGGGTAAACCTGGTTGTGATAATAAGATTACATATCATATGAGAGAACTTGGATATACCTGTCGTAATCCTGGTAAGAAAGTAGTTACGATTCATTTTCATCCCACTAACTTTAGAACTTATGATATAAGAACTGATAGAGTTCCGGGACCTTATTTGTTGATTGCTCCTGTGGATAATTTTTCAGGAGAACCAGTTTATATTGATATTGACGGATTTGATGAGCAAGGTAGAGCATACATTATACAAAAAAGTAGTGAATGACACAGAGAGGGGCTTGACCTCTCTTTATTTTTCCTATATAATACTGTAATGTTTCTTCACAAAACTCAAATGACTGTAACAACCGAAGACGGTGGACGCACAAACATGTGGGCCACTGAACCCCGTATGTATGTCGATCCCTCTTATACTGAGGCATATGGTCTTGAGACACATGCAGAACGTGCAGAGAAACTCAATGGTCGCACTGCAATGATTGGATTTGCTGCTGCCCTGGTTTCTTATGCTACGACTGGTAGTGTGTTCTTTTTCGGACTCTTTGGTTTCTGAGTACTTGACAATGTATCAAATCTTGTTTACAATGACTAGCATTGCCTTCTTTGTATTGTTGGCATATTCCGTAGAACAATTATCCGAAACTTATTAAACGATGACTTTTAACATTACTCTCCGCACTCCTGATGGTGCTGAAACCACTGTCACTTGCGAAGATGATCAATACATCCTTGATGCTGCCGAAGAAGGTGGAGTTGATTTAAACTACTCTTGTCGTGCCGGTGCATGTTCTTCCTGTGCAGGTAAAATCGTATCTGGTACAGTAGATCAAAGTGATCAATCATTCTTGGATGATGATCAAATTGAAGAGGGATTTGTTCTCACTTGTGTTGCATATCCAACTTCTGATGTTATACTTGAAACTGAACAAGAAGAAAACCTCTACTGATGCACGGAAGTCTTGAACCAGAAGATCGAGTAATGGACACTCCATCTGTTTATGAACAAGTTGCTTCTCTTGCCCAAAAATATGGGTGGGAAGAAGGTGATAATATTGTAGTTGAAATGGCAGGAACTCAAGTTTCTGGTATTGATGTAGGTGAAGTGTATAACAAGAAATGGCAATCACCTATTGGGACTCGAAAGTATAACAAAGAAGCATTCATTGTTATCAAAAATCTTTCACGAGACCCATGGACTCCTTCTAAACCTATGGATAGAGAACATAAACCACAACATCCATATGAATCAGTATCAAATGCCTAATCCAAATCAACTCTATGATGATATGGAGAGACTAAATGCCCTTTACGAAGAACTCTGCTGGGCACATGATGATGAATTAGTATTCACTCATGAAAATGGTAGAGTCATTATTTACAACAAAACGCAGGAGCAAGAACAATGAACGAAAGAGCAGAACGTATTAATGGTTGGGCAGCAATGATTGGTGTCATTGCCGCAATGGGATCATATGCAGCAACAGGTCAACTTATTCCTGGAGTATGGTAAGATGATGTTATTAGCAACCTTTATGTTGGGTGCTTTTATAATTCATTCCGTATTTACAGAAGACATTGATGATGACGATGATATGGGTGGTGGTATGTTGATACCAGCACAAATCCCAATTCAATAACAGACAAAAAAGACTTTACTCTATATACTGAGTAGAGTCTTTTTTATTATATGCCAAAGAATCAATTGAATAAGGATGAACTGATATGCCATGTTCTTAAACTTAAGAATGAAGTAGATGAAGAATCGAAAGCAGTTTGGCAGAAGGAAAAGGACCTAGCACATAAGTATCTCAATAAGGTGTTGGATCGAATTCAGGAATATCGATACTAGGGCTTGACGGGATTTTCAAAGACCTGTATGATAGACGGGTCTTCGGGAAACCACCTCAAAACACTCCCAACACGGGGGGTTGACAAGGAAGGAAAACCGTAGTATTATAAATAAGTCAGCAAGTTAAGAAATCAACACATTTCTTAACTGTTCTTAACACCCCTCAAACCGAGACCTATAGGGTGTATAAATCACGTCTCTCATATCCCCGGCTGAGGGTGCTGGGGAAATAGTAACTCCACCATTCCCTGATGGTCTTACTTTTTCGTACAAAACAATGGCTACAACTCTTTCAAGGCAACAATCAACCCCATGGCAGAATTTCTGTGAGTGGGTAACTTCAACAAACAATCGTCTTTATGTCGGTTGGTTCGGTGTACTGATGATCCCAACACTGCTTGCAGCAACTGTCTGCTTCATTGTTGCATTCATCGCAGCACCTCCCGTCGATATTGACGGTATCCGTGAACCCGTAGCAGGTTCACTCATGTATGGCAACAACATCATTTCTGGTGCAGTTGTCCCAAGTTCAAATGCAATCGGTCTCCACTTCTACCCAATCTGGGAAGCAGCATCACTCGATGAGTGGTTGTATAACGGTGGTCCTTTCCAACTGGTAGTCTTCCACTTCCTTATCGGCATCTATGCTTATATGGGACGTGAGTGGGAACTCTCATACCGTTTAGGTATGCGTCCATGGATCTGTGTAGCATATTCTGCTCCAGTCGCTGCTGCGAGTGCAGTATTCCTCGTCTATCCTTTCGGTCAAGGTTCTTTCTCCGATGCTATGCCTCTTGGTATTTCTGGTACTTTTAACTACATGCTTGTATTCCAGGCAGAACACAATATCCTTATGCACCCGTTCCACATGCTCGGTGTTGCTGGGGTATTCGGTGGATCTCTTTTCTCTGCTATGCACGGAAGTCTGGTTACATCTTCACTCGTCCGTGAGACGACTGAAACCGAGTCACAGAACTATGGTTATAAGTTCGGACAAGAAGAAGAGACTTACAACATCGTCGCAGCCCATGGTTACTTCGGCCGTTTGATCTTCCAATATGCTTCATTCAACAACTCACGTTCCTTGCACTTCTTCCTTGCTGCATGGCCCGTTGTTGGCATCTGGTTCACTGCTCTGGGCGTTAGCACAATGGCCTTCAATTTGAATGGCTTCAACTTTAATCAGTCCGTCATTGATGGTCAGGGTCGTGTGCTCAACACATGGGCAGACGTATTGAACCGTGCCGGTCTTGGTTTAGAAGTGATGCATGAAAGGAACGCCCATAACTTTCCTTTGGATCTTGCTGCTGCTGAGTCAACTCCTGTTGCACTTACTGCACCAACCGTTGGTTGAGTTAGTTAGAAAAACTGAATAACAAGAAAGAGACCTTTGGGTCTCTTTTTTTATGTTATAATGTATAAATAATTCCATACCATACTTCCATACCATAATGAAAACTTGTAGCAGATGTGGGCAAACAAAAGAACTTGATGGGTTCTCTAAAAGAAGTAGCAGACCCTCTGGTGTCCAATCAAAGTGTAAGGACTGTGAAAGAGAAGTTCGTAGACAATACTATAAACCCCATGAGGTTGCACGAAGAAAGTTTAGGCTCACAGAAGACCAATATAATAACTTGATGTCTAATACAAACTGCCAAATATGTGATACAGAACTAACCAAGAAGTGTATTGACCACTGCCACTCCACAAATAAGATACGGGGTGTGCTCTGCAACAACTGCAACACCGCACTGGGTCTTGTAGGAGACAACACCCAGATTATCCAAAGTATGATTAACTACTTAAGTATAAACTCGTAGGCATAAATTTTTGTTTCCTAATTGTATTGATTTACACACAAATCATCTATATAGTGGTAGAATTGGAGAGTTGAGTAAAGTGTAACTAAGTCGATTTTTATTATGAGTAAATTTTATTCGTGGAGGTTATTGTGCATAATCTAATATCCTATAATCAATTAGCAGGATGGAAAGAAAGTTTTAAAAGATTCGGTAAAACTCTAGACAGAAGTATAGAGGAATCGGATCTAATCAATGATTATTACAATTGTCTAATTGAGTGTGATGATAATCAGTCATCATGCAAACGTATATGTCGGGAAGTTCTTAGGGAATGATGCATATGGTCTTATTTAAATATTAATATATTAAGGACTCTTGAGGAGTCCTTTTTTTTGTGGAAAGCAATTGACACCTCACCCGTAATGCCTTATAATGATCTCGAACACAAGTTCAGACACCTCTCAGAAAAATTAAATGAAAACCAAAGTATTTTTGTCTACTCTTGCAATCCTCGGAACTCTAACCACTCCTGTTTTTGCATCTGGTCAAACCATTAAAAATGGTAACGATGTAGAAAATACTAATCGCAATAAAGTAGAAAATACCAATCGTAACTCCATTGATAATAGTAGCGATAATACCAATCGAAATCGCAATAAGAACGACAACTTTAATAGCAACACTGCTGACAACAGCAACCGTAATACAAACAACGCTGATAATACCAACAGCAATATCCAAGGACAGGGCCAAGGTCAACTCCAAGGTCAAGCACAACAAGCTACCTCTGACCAAGGACAAGATCAATCTCAACAAGCTTCCTCCAGTCAGTCTCAAACCTCTGCTAATAATGGAAACTCTCAAGGAACATTTGTTGATGCTTCAAACCGTAGCACCAACACCTATGTTGAACTTCCAGAAGCAGCAGTAGCACCTCTTCCTGTTGGAAATGCTGGTAGTGGTGGTATTGGCGATATCGTCGTTCCCTTACCCGGTTTCCAAGTTGGTGCTTTCTATTCCAATGATGACAATGCTGGATATGGGAGTGGTACAAGTCGTAATGCTACTGGTGTAACTGCTGGTTTCAGTGTTCCTCTTGGTGCTGGTGAGTTTCGTGAAGCAGCACGTAATGAGGTTCGTCGTCGTGCAGCATCTCAACGGATTCAGTTAATCAAAGAAGCAGTATGGCTTCAGCAAAATGATATTGAAGTCACTGCTGAAGCATTCCCCGAACATTATGCTGCAATGGGTCTTGATTGATATAAAAAACTAAATATTAATGCAATAAGGACTCTGAATGAGTCCTTTTTTAATGGTCGAATATGAGTAAAAAGAAAAAGAGTAAAACAATTTGGAGATTGTGGTGTAAAGCACTTGGACAGAAAGCATCAGATAATGATAAAGAATCTGATATTGTTGCCATCATCCGAACATTTGTTTTTCTTACATATCTCATTACCAATATTGCAATCGTTTCAAATGCAGTAAGACATTGGAATGATAATGAATCATTTAATCAGGGATTCACAACACATCCAAAGTATCCAGACATAAGAATGTGATAGATAGAGTACTTGCAAATACTCAATGAAATTTCTTTTTGCATTTCTTGCTACACTCTTTCTTGCCGCACCTGCATGGGCTATCGATGTTACAATGGGTTCTGGTGGAAACTTGATTTTTGACCCATCAGATGTTACAATTAATGCTGGAGATACCGTTCATTTTGTGAATGGTATGCTTCCACCCCACAACATTATTGTTGAGGGACGTGCTGATCTTTCAAGAGAATCACTAATGTTTAATCCTGGAGAATCACAAGACATTGTTTTTGCCGATGCCGGAGATTATACTTTCTTCTGTGCTCCTCATCAGGGTGCCGGAATGACAGGAACTATTCACGTTAACTAATGAAAATATTTTTAGATACTGCTGATATCGATGAAATCAGCAAGGCAAATACAACAGGAATGATTGAAGGAATCACAACCAATCCTACTTTGATTAAAAGAAGTGGTCGTGATCCTGTAGAAGTTATCAAAGAGATTTCTTCTATGAGCAATCAATTTGAATCTGTATCGGCAGAAGTTGTTGCCGATACTGCCGAAGAAATGATTGACCAGGCAAGTGAATTTGAAGGACTTTGGAATGTTACAATCAAAGTTCCTTGTACTGTAGAAGGACTGAAGGCATGTACTGCACTTGCTGCCGTTGGAAGAAAGGTTAATGTAACTCTTATCTTCTCTGTGGCACAGGCAATTCTTGCTCGTCGTGCAGGTGCCGCATATGTTTCTCCTTTTGTAGGAAGACTGAATGATAACTCTGTTTCTGGAGTTGCACTTGTTCAGGCAATTGCTGGTGTTTATGATCGTCACTTTAGTACAACTCAAGTTCTTGCCGCATCAGTTCGTGATGTTCATCAGGTAGGAAGATGCTTTGATGCTGGTGCGAACATTTGCACTATCCCTCCAAAAGTATTCTGGGGAATGTATAATCATGTTCTAACGGATCAAGGTTTGGAGCAGTTTCAGCAGGACTGGAATTCTGTTAAGGGTCTGTGATTAGTTCATCTACACCCGATAAACTGGCAGAGATTATTCGGGACACTTGGCCTCAACTCTATCGAAAACAAAAAGTAGGTATAACTTCTCATTGACTTCTATTGTAAAGAAGTGTAAACTAAATACCATAAGTTTATTACGGAGTTATGACTACTTCATCACTTTCACCCCCAATTACACAAAGAGGATGGTTCGATGTCTTGGATGACTGGCTTAAACGGGATCGTTTTGTCTTTGTGGGCTGGTCTGGACTACTACTTCTTCCCACTGCTTATTTGTCAATTGGTGGCTGGCTTACTGGCACAACTTTCGTTACGTCGTGGTACACCCACGGGTTGGCAACTTCCTATCTTGAAGGTGCTAATTTCCTTACAGCGGCTGTGTCAACGCCTGCTGATGCTATGGGTCATTCTCTTCTTCTACTTTGGGGTCCTGAGTCTCAAGGGGACTTTCAGCGATGGCTCCAACTTGGAGGGCTTTGGTCCTTTGTTGCTCTCCACGGTGCATTTGCACTTATAGGTTTCATGTTACGTCAGTTCGAACTGGCACGTCTCATCGGTATCCGTCCTTACAATGCGATTGCTTTTTCCGGTCCTATTGCTGTATTCGTGTCTGTATTCCTCATCTATCCTTTGGGACAGTCATCTTGGTTCTTTGCGCCGAGTTTCGGTGTTGCGGCGATTTTCCGATATTTATTGTTTATCCAAGGATTTCATAACATCCTCCTCAACCCCTTCCACATGATGGGTGTTGCGGGTATTTTGGGAGGAGCACTACTCTGTGCTATCCACGGAGCAACTGTAGAAAATACTCTCTACGAAGATGGTGAAATGTCTAATACATTCAAGGCATTTGATTCTACACAAGAAGAGGAGACCTATTCAATGGTCACTGCTAATAGATACTGGTCTCAAATCTTTGGTATTGCATTCTCCAATAAAAGATGGCTCCATTTTTTCATGCTTTTCGTGCCTGTAACAGGTCTCTGGATGGCGTCTATTGGTATTATTGGATTGGGTCTTAATCTTCGTGCTTATGAATTTGTAAGTCAAGAAATTCGTGCTGCTGAAGATCCTGAATGGGAAAACTTCGTAACCAAGAATACATTGTTGAATGAAGGAATGAGAGTTTGGATGGCAGAAATTGACCAGCCACAAATGAACCTAAATCTACCAGAAGAAATTTTCCCAAGAGGAAATGCTCTCTAAATAATAATGCTTTTGTCTGTGGTTATTCAAGAGCAAAAAGATTGGGGGCAGAAATGTCCCTTTTCTTGTATAAATAATAATAACCACAGTCAAAAAGCAGAATGAACTATTACACTTACGCATATTTGCGTCAAGATGGAACACCATACTATATTGGTAAAGGTAAAGGAAATAGAATATATCAAAAATCTGGAGATGTCATAAAACCTCCAAAAAATAAAAATAGAATTATATTCTTAAAACAAAATTTAACCGAAGATAATGCTTTTAAGCATGAGATTTACATGATTTCTATCTTTGGAAGAAGGGATTTAAATACTGGAATTTTACATAACAGAACAAATGGTGGGGAGGGTGCATCTGGTCACATTCAAAGTGAAGAAACAAAACAAAAAAGAAGCATTGCTTTAAAAGGAAAATCCAGACCGCAAGAAGTAAAAGAAAAAATAGGAAATAAAAATAGAGGAAAAACTCATAGTGAAGAAACCAGACAAAAAATAAGTGATATTCATAAAGGTAATACTTATTGGGTTGGAAAAAAACATAGTGAAGAATCAAAAAAGAAAATGAGAGATGCTAAAATTGGTGGCACAAGTCATATGAGTGGGAAAACTCACAGTGAAGAAACCCGACAAAAAATAAGTGCCTCTAAAAAAGGAAAATCAAATGGATGTGTGGGTAGAAAATATTCACCAGAAACAATAGAAAAAATGAGACAATCTGCTCTCAATAGAAAAAATAAAGAACTCAAAACACTGGTAGAAAATTTGGAAGCTCTATAAACCACTCCCTAAACCGTCACAGCACTCCTTGACCACCTATCAAAATGAAAAATTTTAAACCACAAAATTTTCTTAAGAAATATAACCAATATTTATTTTTCTATAATGGATACCTTTCCAATTGGGATGATACTCCCTTTTTAGATCCTCGTAGTACTGTTTTATATAACTGTTCTGAACAGTATATGATGCAAAAAAAAGCACTATTATTTAATGATTTTGATATTGCTAAAAAAATTATGACTAAAACTGACCCTGGGGATCAAAAAAGCCTTGGGAAAAAAGTAAAGAACTTTGATAAACAAATTTGGAATAAACATGCAAGGCAGATTGTTTATGAAGGTTGTTTCTATAAGTTTACTCAAAATGAAGATGCCTATGAATATCTATTGAAAACCAAAAATTATTATCTGGTAGAGGCATCGCCATATGATACTATCTGGGGTATTGGTCGTGACAGTAGTGAAAGGGGAATTGAAGATCCCAAATACTGGAGAGGGACTAACTGGTTAGGTCAAGTATTGACCCAACTCCGTGAAGATCTTTATTACAAATAAAACTAAACCACTCCCTAAACCGTCACAGCACTCCTTGACTGGGGTGCTTTTTTATTGTATACTGAGAGGGTTAGAAACCCTCTTTTTTATGGAAGTAATTATAGAAGGCAAGGTCAAAACTGTTTATCAGGGTGATGATGCTGATCGTGTGATCATTGAGTATCATGATAAGGTAACTGCTGGTAATGGAGAGAAAGAAGACTATCCTTTGGGAAAGGGATCACTCTGTTGTAGTATCTCATCTCTTATCTTTGAGAAACTTGCTGAAGCAGGTATTCCGACTCACTATGATTGTATGGTTGGTGCAAACAAAATGATTTGTAAGAAGGTAGACATCGTTCCATTAGAAGTTATTTGTCGTAATCGTGCTGCCGGATCTATTGTTCGCGAGACAACTCTTAAAGAAGGACAACCACTACCACAACCAATTGTTGAGTTCTTTCTGAAGGATGATAGTAAGCATGATCCTTTACTTACACCAGATCGTGTGCGTTTGATGGGATATAATCCTGAACCTTTTGTTGAGATGACACTACGGATTAATGATTATCTTCGACAGATGTTTTATATTATGGGTATTGATTTGGTTGACTTCAAGATTGAGTATGGTTATGATGCTCATGGTGATTTGTATCTTGCCGATGAGATTAGTCCTGATAGTATGAGACTGTGGAAGATTGGTGGTGATGAACGATTTGATAAGGATCTATTCAGAAAAGATGAAGGTGATATTGTACCTGCCTATCGTGAGATACTTGACCGACTACAACCCCTTGCTATTCAATGACCATCAAAGAAAAGAAAGCACTTATTAAAACACTTGAGAATGCCTACAACACTTGTTTTGATTGTGGACATAAGTATGGAGTTTATTCTGTAGGATGTTCATCTGTGTATGAATCAAAGTGTGGTGTATGTGGTGAGACAAAACCCATCACAGAAACCAGGGACTTTGGTTATTTCATCACTGGTATTCGTAAACTTAAACTTGAGATTCAAAATGAAACACGAAATCCCTGACATCATTAGAAAGAACTGCTTTGATTGTTTCAAGAGTTTGAATGCTGCTGAGAGAGCAGTTGTTATGTTTGGTGAGGAAGAGTATCGTAAGTCATTAGACCTTGAGAATGATGATGCTCCCTGTTGGAAGATACCAAGTGGAGAGTCAACTACCTTTGTTGGTTGGAACCCTATGTGTATCCCAACAATGGATTACATCTTATGGAAACTAAAACGTCGTGAACAAATCGATAAAGGAGAAATCATTGGATAAATTATCTAAAGAAGAGATGAGAACTAAGATCAAAGAGTTCTCTGCAATTCTTAAAAATCAAAGAGTGTATTGGGATGAAGAGGACAAGAAAGGATTTACATATTCTTGTGATCTAATCTCACAATCATTGATTACATTATACATTCGTTTAGGAAGAGACTGATGGACTATAAAACTTCTGGTGTTGACATTATCAAGGGTAGATCTTTTGTAGAGTACATCAAAGCACTGGCACCTAACATTGGTGGGTTCAATGGAATGATGGAAGTTCCATCAGGATATGAGAAACCTGTATTAGTATCTGGTGCCGATGGTGTTGGAACTAAAATTAACATTTGTAGGATTGCCCGTGATTACACCACTATTGGTCAGGATCTCGTTGCTATGTGCGTCAATGACGTTATATGTTCTGGTGCTAAACCATTATATTTTCTAGATTATATCTCTACTAAATCACTTGATGATAATGTCACTGATATTGTGAATGGAATTGCCACTGGTTGTGCTATGGCAGGAATGGAATTGTTAGGTGGAGAAACTGCCGAACATTTTAGAGCAACTGATTATGACCTTGCTGGTTTTTGTACTGGTGTTGTAGAGAAGAATGATATTGTTGATGGAACTAATATTCGATCTGGTGATGTAGTCATCGGTATTGAGAGTAGTGGACTTCATAGTAATGGATATACTCTTGTTAACTATTTGCTTAACAGAAATTACATTTACTATAAGGAGATGCCAGAACTGCTGAGACCCACTACCATCTATGCCCGTCTGATTCGAAACCTGTTGTTGGAACAGGTTCCTATCTCAGGTATGGCACACATCACAGGAGGAGGACTTCCTGAGAACCTTCCACGATGCCTTCCAGAGCATCTGACTGT